CCTGTACACCATACACCAATACCATCACTTAGAATTGTTGTAAAGTCGTTCTTAACCATCGACTTGTTACCGCCACTGTGTAGTGCAGAGTCAATCTTAGCACCAGTACATGCTGTACCGAACATTGTGACGTTCTGTGAATAGTGTGAACGAGTCATTACCCATACACGGCTATCGTTAGGACCAAAGCCTGGGTTCAATGCTACGAACGCACCTGCTGTTGGACGCTTAGTTCCATACTTGTTTTCGTCTGTAAGTTGTCCGTTTAGACCGCTTAGAGTACAGTTTCTTAGACCAGTACTGTTGCTTACCCAGAACATGTCAGACAATTCAGAACCTGCTACGGCATTGTTGTACAATGTTGCGGCATAAGTTGACTGATAGTTACCAGTGTACTGTAAGTCTTCAATTAATGCATCTAAGTATGCGCTCATATCACGCTTACATGATACTTCGTCATAGTAATATGATACCATGATCGATCCTGTATCAGATATAACAGGTGTTGATGTTAAGCTATCTGGAGCTTCACCAAATGTGAACGATGTGATTGTTGGAACTGATAATACATAGTACTGAGTACCTATTAGAATGTCGCCAACTGTTGCGCCAACAGTTGCAGTAATAGTACCTGTGCCAGTACCTGGATCAATCGCGGCGCCGTCAAATGTATCAGTTAATGTAATTTGTGTACTGTTAACAATGCTTGCAATATAGTAAACTGTACCAGCAAGGATGTTACCGATAGTACCAATTACAGTAGTAAACTTTTGACCAACCATAAAGCCTGCTGTTGACTTAACAGTTACTAAGTTTCCTGTTGAGCTAGTTGCTTTAATAACTGCGTTAATTACAGTTGTCTTAAACACAATAGTGTCGCCAACTGATAAGTTGTGTGGTAGTCTTGTGTCAACGGTGTTGTCAGCACTGTCTGTTCCAATTACAGTGTCGCCAAAGTAATCGCTAATCCATGCTGTTGCTTCAGAAGCTAAGAAGTTCTTGTTAGCTCTAATTGCTTCAACTGCATTAATTGTACCTAGAGTGTTGTTGTATGTTAATGTACCAGTTACTTGCGGTGTGTTACCAATGCCGTTAGCTAATATATCAATAATAATTGACATACCTGATTTAACTCGGGTAGTAGCTGTTGCACTTTCTGCAACTACATCTGCAATTTCACCTTTTAAGAATCTAAATGCATCAAGTGTAGCTTTCTTTTGATCGCCTAACACTAAGGCTGCTGTTGCTCTATAGTAACTCATACCTGCCTTAACAGATTGATAGTTACTGTTGAGTACCATATCCCAACCGATAGCATCAATAATGTAGCCAACATCTCGTTCGCATGTGACAACATCATATACTAAGTTTGGATAATTTGTTCCGATAAAATCTGATACAGCCGCAACGATTGTAGTCTTGGCTGCATCTAATGCGGCTTGTTTAGCTAATAAGTCGCTATCGACCCATGTAGTGCCTGGATCTACTTGTGCTGGTAAGTTTGCTAGGCTGTCAATCGTAGCAATAATGTCATCCATTAAAGATACAATTTCAGCGGCAGCACCTACTGATCCAGCAACGCCACGAACTTGTGATACATTAGTTTGTAGCGCAGTTGCTAGTGTATTCTGTGATACATCTTCCATCAAGTCTCTTAGGAATGTGTATGCTGCCAAAGTTGCAGCCTTATCAGCGCCGTCAATTTGTAGTGCAGATGATAAGCCTGAGAAGTATGCGGCTGCGGCTTGACGGGTAGCAATATTGCCGCCATATGTTAAATCGTAGCGTAATGCATCAACAATGTAGCTAACATCGCGTTGGCAAGTAGTTACATCATATGTGATGCTAGGGTAGTTTGCTGAAATATAAGCAATAACTTCTTCTCTAAAGAATTCTTTGTTATCACTTAGTAATGTTCTAGCTGCCTGGTATCCAGAATCAATACCAGTGTAGTCAGGCCATGTAAAGCGTGGAGTTACACCTCCAGCGATAGTGCCAGTAATGTCATCAATATTTGAACTAATCAATGCAACTGCGCCTGCTGTTGCAACACCTTTAGCTTTATACTTTAAGAAGTTAACTAGACCTAAGCTAGCATCTTTCTGTTCTGCAATAACTAACTGAGTTGATGTAATTGCACGATGGTAGCTCTTACCAACAATGATCGACGCAAAGTTGCTGCCAAACATCATGTCGTAGCCCATTGCATCTACCATGTATCCAATGTCTCTAGCGCAAGTTGCTTCAACAAATGATAGTTCTTGATAATACTTGTGTACCCATGCAGTGCCGTCTAATTGAATTTCTGCTTTCTTAGCCTGCAATGCTGTAAATCCTGCAAGTAAATTAGCATCTACCCAGCTAGTGTCTGGAGCAATCGCAGCTGGTGATAGACCATCATCAATCCAGTCATAGATATCTTGAACACGAGCTTGTGCAAATGCGGCTGCTGTACCAACTGTGTCTTTTGCACCACCTGTTGATTGTGTTTCGCCGTTGCCTGCTGATACTGTAAATGTAGTACCTAAACAGATATTGTCAATAATGTCTTTTAGTCTAGCGTAGGCAGCAAGAGTTGCTGTTTTTTCTGTGCTAGCAATTACTAAGTTAATGTATGAATAGTATGAACTACCTACAATTAAAGTTTGTGTGTTACCGCCGTATGTTAAGTCGTAGCGTAGTGCGTCTAAGATATAACCAACATCTCGCTGGCAACTAGCTTGGCCGGCTACACCTAACGCTGTCCATACAGAGTTATAGTTTACATTCAAGTACGCTGAAATTTCAGCCTTAATAAATGTATAGTTGTTAGCAATTTGATTTCTAGCGCCTGCATAATCTGTATCTAAGTCGCTAGGATCAGTAATGATTTCGTTTGGAGCTGAGGTAACGCCGTTGTTTAAAACGTCATAGATAACATCAGCTGATGCTTCAATGCGTTCAATTGCTGACACGCTACCAACTACACCAGTAACACCACTAGCAATTTCTTTAACTGATGCACCAACATAACCAATTACGCTTAGTGTAGGAGCTAGTTGATCTGCTAATACTATTGCTGTAGAAGTTAGACCTCTGTAGTAGCTCAATGCATTTTGTACTGATAGGAAGTTGCTGCCAAACATCATGTCGTAACATAATGCGTCAACAATGTAACCTGCATCACGAGAGCAAGTTACCGTGTTGTATACTAAATCTGGATAAGATTCGTTAATCCAACGGATTACAGAAGCTTGGATGTGTGCTTTCTGTGCTTGGATATTAGTGTTAGCCGTAGTCAATGCGCTTGCAACCCATGCTGTACTTGGAGCAATAGTTGTAGGAGCAGTGCCAGTGTCAATAGTATCATGTACTTCTTGAATGCGAGCCTGCGCAAATGTTGCGGCACCTGCTGAACCAGCAGTACCTGATACATCTTGTACACTAGCACTTAGCTTAGTCCAACCTGCATCATCACCAGTAGCAATATTATCAATAATAGATTTGATATAAAGTTGAACTGCTAGTGCGGCTGCTTTCTCGCCTGATGGTTCAACAAATGTACCATTTGTATAATATGAGCGAGCTGCGATTACTGTTGCTAAATTACCGCCGTATGTTAAGTCATATGTCAATGCATCAACAATATAGCCAACGTCACGCTGGCAAGCGGCTTGTCCGTCAACGCCTAACCCTGTCCAAACAGAACTAAAGTTAGCAACCATGTAGGCTGCAACTTCGTCTTTTAAGAATTGCTTGTTTGCAACAATTAGTCGGCGAGCATTTAAGTAACCAGCGTCATAGCCAGTCGGGTCAGGATATGTAAATGCAGGGGCACTAGTTGCTCCGTTAGCAAGTACATTAGTCATGATGTTGATGTTAGAAGTTAACTCAACTGCGCCTGTGTAAGTTCCAACAGATACTACTTGAGCAGTAGTGTTTCCAGTTGTTGGAACTACTGTAGTATTTGAAACAATGTTCGGAACGATTGCTTTAATTCTGTTAAGCGCAGAAGTTGTCTTCTCTTTATCGTTAACTAAGTTCGGAATCGCTGCCTTTGGGCTAATAACAGTACTACGAAGTTCATCACCTACAACCGCAGTGAACGGAGGAATAATGATTGGCAATACTTCATAGTATGTACCTGTCTTAACATTAACTGTTGTGTTAGCTTTAACACTTGCAGGAATAGCTGTTGCTGTGCCTGCGGCAATACCATCAGTAACAATAGTTAGTAATGAGTCAGTAACAGTGGCAATACCAGCTTCTGCAACTAACGATGAATCAACAATTTGTACTGCGCCGTTTACAACGCCGTTAGCTGCCTGATAGTTTACATCTGGAGCAACTTGTGCTAATACATTACCCACTAACTCTTTCAAGTAAGTGTATGCGGCAATAGTTTGAACAGTTTGTTGTCCAAAGTTGCTGTTGATATAGCTGAAGCCAGCAGTTGTGTAATAGGCTAGTGCAGCCTTAGTTGTCATATCAGTGCCGCCACGACCGATGTCGTGAATTAAAGCGTCAACTAACAAACCAGTATCTCTTTCGCACAATGTTTGATCGTATGATAGTTGGCCAGTCATTGCAATACTAGTGGTAGACAACGGCTTAACTGTTCCGCCTTGTGTTTCGCTAATAGTAAATGCAGTGTCGCTGACTACAGTTTTTACAAAATACTTAGTACCTGCTACAACGCCGCCGCCAATGCCGTCAAACTCAATTGGCATTCCGGCAGTTAATGTTGAGGTATCATCTGCTGTAAACTCGTTAGTGCCGTTGCTACTAGCAGTTACAGCTACTGAGTAAGTATCAATTACCCAGTTTGAAATTTCTTTCATGATGAACTGCTTATTCTTCTTTAAGATAGCAGTTGCGTTTCTGTTTAGGTAGCCGTGTCTAACTTGGTCACAAGCGTAGCGAACAGTTTTCCATGGCTTGTCTATAGTTAGACCCCAGCCAGTTTCTTCACTATCTGTACCTGTAGGGGCAACATAAACAATGTTGTTAACTACACCGTAGTAAGTCCATGTTGGGTATCCACCACGAACACGCAAGATCTGTCCATCTGTACCAATTGGTAATCTTGTTGGGCCGTTTGCGCCGTAAAAATATGTGTCGCCTTGGACTGTTAGTACTGCTGATTCTGAACCGGCAGCTAGTAAGTTCCAGAATTCCGAAGCAACATCATTATCTGGACGATTTGCTGTTTCAGCAGTATGTCCAGCAACGCAGATATAACTGTTTGCACCGTAGAATGCAACATCACCTAGAACATAAACATTACTGTCAGTCCATGTTACTGCAATACCTGAGCTAGTAACAGTTTCAATTGCGCCTGCATCAACGGCAGTTACTGTAATTGTTAAGTCGTTAACTGGGCTTAGGCCGCCAATTGCTGAGCCTAAAACTTTAATTGTGTCGTTAACTGCATAATATTGTCCAGTTGCATTAACTACAACGCTGTATGCAGTACCTGAACGAGTGATATCAAATGTTGCTAGTTCACCAATACCAGTTAGTGTAGTACCGGCAACACCTGTAAATGTTTCTTGAGGGTTGGTCCAGTTAACGCCAGAGTTCAATCTATTCCAGAACGCTAAGTTTGGAGGAACTTCGTCGGTGCTGTCATCAACTGCAAGATATGTATAGCTACCTAAGCGAACTACATCGCCTACAAGGTATGCTGTTCCGCCGACATAGTCGCCACGGAAGTTAAAGCCAGTGGTATAAACTGTCCAGTCTAAGGTTGCGTTAGCACCTGTAGACGGATTTGAACCGATGTTGTTTCGCTTGGCGATGTATGAGTAACCACCGTAGGTTACAGTATCACCAATTTGATAGATTGTACCAGTGTCCCATGTGCTTTCAAATTCTAAACCTTCAACGAAGATTTCAAACTTAACATCGTCAAAGCTAGTTGTTGATGTGTGAGGTGTTACGCAAATCCAAGTACTAGCACCATACTTAACTACATCATTTAGTCTGTAGCGAATGTCGCCTGCTGGATTCCAATCGCCTAAGTAAGTAATACCTTTATTAAAGATATCCCATTTGCTAATATCTGCTTCTAATCCTGCGGCTGCATCAGCGCCTGAGATGTGAGCAGTATTACATACATAAGTAACACCGCCGTATGCAACAAAGTCGTTTAGACGATAGCGAGTTACTGGAGCCCAGTTACCTGTCCAGTTAAATGTTTCAGCGAATACTTCCCAGTTTCCAATATCATCTTGAATACCAGGAGTTGTTTTGCCAAGGCCTTCTAAGCCGTACCATGTTGGAGATACATAGGTAGATGAAGTATGTGCAGTAGTACAAACATATACTAAACCACCGTACTTAACTTGTGATCCAGCATTGTAATAAGTGCTCGCTGTCCAGTCGCCCTGCCACTCAGTACCGTCACTTACTAGTTCCCACTTTGGTGCACCTGGAATGTTTAGGTCGCCAGCAAATGTACCATCTGTAACGCCGGCGGTATGACTTCTTACACAAATGTAGCTTTTACCACTGATGCTGACGATGTCGTCTACTACATAAGTTGTGCTAAAGGTCCACTCGCCTTGCCATACAAATCTGATTCTACCTAGTTTAAATTCTGCCATTTTATATCATCCTCTGATAGTATTTATCTTATTCAATTTTTCCGTTTCTAGTTTAGCGATTATTAGCGTTCTTCATAAAGAACTGATATGCCATACCGTCGCCATCCCAGCCTGCAAATTCGCCTTCTACACGCACGGTGTTTGGCATTCTTACAACTGATCCTGCAATACCGTTTGGAATTGTACTAGAGATCTTGTCTGCGCCACCAATTAATACTGTACCAGCAATCAACTGTCCAGTAAATGTGTTTGAACCACCTTGACTTAGACGAGATTCTAAGTAAGCCTTAACTGCTCGCTGTGTTGGGATAATTTCATTGCTGTTTGCTACAAACGATGAGTCTGTACTAAACTGTCTAACAATAACACTTGATCCGCCAACTGCAATACCACCTAAGCTCAATGTTTCCAATCCACTCAATCCAAACTGTGATGCGCTAATAGTAACAATACCTGTTGACTGTTCGACTGCAAACAAGCTACCAACTTTAAAGTTACCGTCTTGGTCAGTACTTGTGTAGAACACACGACCAAAGTTAACTTCAACTGCTTGGTCTTGAGGAGCAAGCACTGTGTCTGTTGGAACACCTGGATATCTAGAATCAATATAGTTACCATAACCTACATTCAAGAAGTCATGACCTGTTAGTCTACACTGGCTGTACTTCTGGCGAATTGTAACATTAGCTTCGTGTACTGGGCTTAGTGCTGTAGTCATCTCAGGAGATACTTGAATGTTTGCTTGAATGTTTGGAGCAGTTGTACCGAACACTGCTCTTGCATCTGTAACTTTATATACTTTGTCGTTTCCTTCAATTACTAAGTTATCGCCAGGGCGTGGTAAACTTGTTAAATTCTTAACAATGATAGTCAATCCAACTTGGAAAGTATCAGCATAACCGCCACCGGTAATAGTAATTGCTGTCGAGTTAGTGTTATAATCCTGACCTCTGTTTACAAAAGTTGGATTACCTAATGTGCCATTGCTTAATCGCATTTCTACAGTAACTAAGTTAGTGACGTTTGGATCTGTAAATGTTAATGTAGGCGCTGTAGCATAACCGCTACCTGCTTCCCACTGACTAACTGATCTAATCTTACCTGAAGTAATAACTGCACGACCTTTAGCTCTTGCGCCTGCGCTGATAATGCTACTGATTGATTGTCCCGCTACTGTTACAAACTTACCAGCGTAATCATCTTCAGCAACATAACCAAAAGTAATAGCGCCGTATCCGTCATCTGTTACTGTTCTAACAATCCAGTTTTCGCCGTCTTCACTGGTGTAGGCGGTGCCGCTAGCCGAATCAACTGCTACGAACACACCTTGCCCATAAGCAATCTTATCAGCAGTAATTGAAACATTACCTAAGGACCAAGTCTGGCCGTCTTGACTGTAAGCCGACGGTGAACTAGTGTTTGATACTGCAACAAACAAGTTGTTACCGAACGCAACACTTGACCAAGTTGTTGATGCTGGTAGTGTTGCAGAAGTCCAAGTTGCGCCTGTTGTAGTATATGCCGCAGTTGTTCCGCCGGTAGCTACTGCAACAAATAGACCTTTACCATATGTCAAATCAGACCAAGTTGTATTTGGAAGGCCTGTTCCAGCTGTCCAAGTTGATCCAAATGTCGTACTGTATGCCGATGTAGCTGTTCCTGTAGCAATCGCTACAAATCGGCCATTGCCATATGCAATATTGCTCCATGTTGTCTTTGCTGGAAGATCAAACATTCTCCATCCAGCACCAGTAGAGTTAGAAACTGCTACTTTAGAATAAGTGTCAGTGATTGAGCCGTCTTCAGATAATGCAACCCAGTAGTGATTACCGTAAGCAAGGTCAACCCAACTACGCATATCTGGTAGTGTGAATGCTTCCCAATCAGTACCATTAACAGACATACCGCCTGTTGCATTACCGCTAGGCAGTGCCATAAAAGTTCCGTTGCCATAAGCTACGCTAATCCACTCTGTACCTGGAGCAATAGCATTGATGTCTGTTGCAGTTTGTAAGAATGGTGGAGCACTATAAATTGTTCTAGCTTCGATAAAGTAAACTGTTGAGTTGTCTAAGTTGTCTGCTATTGGGGTACCTGGATTAATATGATCCCAACCAACTGCTGCCACATTCATTGCGCCTGCGTCTGTTTTTAGTGCAAAGTTTCCGCCACCTAGTGTTTCACTAACAGTAAATGAATCACTGTTGATAGTTCTAACATAATAAGTTGTGCCTGCTAAAACATTGCCAAATAGTTTAGTGCTGAATGTTGCATTCATTGCGCCAAAGCCGTATGATAATGAAGTCTTAGCGTTAGTAGAAGAACCAGTCATAGATCCTGTATCAGTAGTTAATACTACTGGGCCGTCTGTAGTTCGTGTTAACATATCACCAGTAGCTGATGTTAAGTTAAACGCTGAACCTCCAGGACTTGTACTAATTGTAAAAGTAGTATCATCGTTAATCGCTAGAATATAGTAAGTAGTTCCGTTCACAATGCCGCCAAATGTGTTGCCTGTGAATATAATTGGATTATTTGCAATAAAGCCAGCAGTACTGTTAACTGTGATCAAGTTTGTTGAAATTGCAGTTTCACTTGCTTGGACTGAAATAATTGCATCAGTTACTGTGAATGCACCTGGGCTTACAATTTTATTAATGTAGTAAGTTGTACCTGCTACAATATTTCCAAAAGTTACGCCTGAGAATACAATTGGATTCAACGGAACTAGTGATGCTGTAGACGCAGTAGTTAACGCATTTGTTGATGCGTTTGATGCGGTAGCTTCTATTTCAACCAGTGTTGAGCTAATAGTAAAAGTATTTGCGTTGACAATACTGTTAATATAGTAAGTTGTACCTACGCTGATACCACCTAATGAAGAACCTGTAAATTGTACAGGCATGTTCACTTGCATGTTAGAAGTGCTAGCAGAAATATAACTGTTGTAACCTGGGAACGTCATAGTGAACGATCCAGATGATGTAGTCAATAACCAAACTGCTCCAAAGATTTCAGTTGACACTGTGATAGTTACATCGTCAACAATTTCTTTAATATAGTAAACAAAGTCTGTAACAACACCGCCGAATGTAGTTCCAAAGAACTTGATAGGCATATTAGCAGTTAGTTTCTTTGTGCTAGATACTGTCAATGTATTAACAGTTCCGCCTGTAGATGCAGTAACAGTAATAGAGTCAATACCTGTACTGCTAACAGTTGTGTTATAGTAAGTTGGAATAAATTGTACTCGTTGATTCTCATACAATGTAGATGTATTAAAACTAGGAGATAATGATAGCGTATCAGCAGTGCTATCAGATCCAACAATACCTAACGGTTCAAAAGATTCTTTTAGAACTTGTGCAACTTTTGAAATTGCATCATCGTACGCACTAATGTAACCGTACTGACCAGCACCTGTACCACTGTTTAAGAATACACGCATACCAATATAGTTTGTTGCTAGATTAGTATCAGACCCAGACAATGTAACTGATACATCGTCGCCTGCTTGGGCGTTGTTTTGTGATGTTAAGTAGCCAGCGCCACCTAGGCCTGAACCAACTTCAGTAACACGAGTCTGGAATACTGCGCCTGTTCTTAATTCGTCGCCAATAGTTTCTGCGCCTGTACCAGCACCGACAATGCGATAGTTAGCAAATGCAGTGTGACGAGTGTCAGTTGTTTCTAAGTAGAATGTTGGGCTAGTACTAATTTGTAATTGTGATCCATAGAATCTAGTACTACCTGCAGGGGCAGCACGACCTCTTGGATATAGTCTAATCTGTAATGCAGTGTTTAATGCATTCTTATCATAGAATGTAAACCAAATTCTATACCAGCCGTTTGGCAATTCTAATTTACCATATGATGTTGGAACTAGGCCGCCACCTGTGGCAGCAGGTGTAAAGTTACCTGTGACAAAATTATAGTTGATAGAACTTGTCATTGCTACAGAGCCGCTATAAGATGCGTATACATCAAACGAGTTTGATGACCCTTGCTTTGCATAGATGCTAAATGTGTAAGGCAATGCGCTGCCTTCTGGTACTGTACCAGTAACTGTTACTGTTAGGATAGAACTTCCTGACAATGTAGCCACTGTTACAAAACAGTCATTAGTTCCGTCAATGCCGCCAAGGGCGCTGCCTAATACTCTAATTTGATTGCCAATAACATAACCAGAACCGCCTTCGTTAACTGTTACTGCATATGAAGTACTGTTTACTGTTACATTAAAGTCGGCGCCAATACCAGAACCTGTTACATTCAATCCTGGTAGCGCAGTATATGAAGCGCCTGGAGCTGCCACTACTAAGTCTTGATATAAGTAGCTTGAATCAGTAGTTGAAGTGTTACCAGTTAATGTCCATCCATCGGCATAACCGCTTGGTGAAGTAGTATTCTGTTGGATTGTTAAGTTACCATCGCTAGTCCACGAAACAGTTTCATCAAGGTGATTACTATTCTTTAATAAGTTAGTAGTTGATTCATTGTATCCAGAACCTGCGTTAGCATATTGCATCTTTAATAGTTGAGCACTAACACCAAACGAGCTTTGTACACTTGCTTGAACTTGACTTGATCGATTGTCAACAACGCCGGCGATAGGAACTTCAGTATCGTCGAATCCTTCAGCAATACAACCGTACACACCGTAAGAGCTGTTACCGTTAGTAGCACGGATTCTGCCGCCGTCTTCAGCTAGGTAACCAGCATAGTTGTAGTATGAGAACACTGATACACACTCAGTTAGTGAACCAGTACCAGTACACCATACACCGATACCGTCGCTGATAATTTGTGTAAAGTCGTTACAAACGATAGACTTGTTGCCACCGTTATGCAATGTTCCGTCAATCTTAAGACCTGTTGCACCAACACCGAATGTTGTGACGTTCTGGATATAAGGCGAGCGCTTTAAAATCCAAACTGTAGTATCTTCTGGCCCAGCACCTGGATCTAATGATACATACGCTCCGCCAGTAGGTCTGCGTGTTAGGTTAATGTTTAGCTCAGTTAATGTTCCGGCTAATCCAGTTAATGTCATGTTACGAACACCCGAACCGTTTCGAACATAGATCATATCTTTCAAACAATCGCCGGCATATACTGTCATAAAGCCAGTGCCTGAAACTAGTTCGTACTCGCTGCCGCCTGGTTCTGTTGATACTGTAATTTCCTTGCCAACAATTTCTAATACATAGAAAGTTTGTCCGATGATAATTTCGCTAAACTCATCGTTAATACCTGCAGATACAAACTGAATTGGCATATCTACTTCTAAACCGTCTGTAGAATGCAATGTGAATCTGTTAGTTAAAGCTCTTGCAGAAGTAGTATAAGTGTACACTGTCTTCTTAGGTTGAATAACTGTGCCGCGAAGTTCGTCGCCGCACAACGCACAGTTTTCTGGTAAGATGATTGGTAAATCTTCTGAGTATGTTCCTGTCTTAACAAAGATTGTAGATGTAATGCCTTGATTAGGTTGTGGAACTGTTCTAGTATTTGCATTAGTAATTGCTGTGATAACAATATCCATTAACGATGTCATTTCAGCAACTGATCCACCTTCAGGAATATTTACTAGGTCAATTGTTTGTTCTACTACAGTTGTAGGAACAGTTGTTAATTCCCACGATTCTGATACATCAGGTTGGCTGTCAGTGTTATTGTCTAATAAACTGATATAATAGTTACCAGCAAAGAATACAACATCATCAGTTTCGTATGTTGTTCCCGAATCCCATGTTACATTTAATTGTTGGTAGTTAAATGCAGGTTGATCATTTTCAAACACTGCATTCATTAATTCTTTTAATTTAGTTAATGATGCAACAATATAGTCTTGAGCGTCATCAGTTTCTTGATTGTAGAATGTAGTAGTGCTACCGTCAGCAAAATATTTAATTGTTGCGGCAACAATCTGACTATTGCCAGTTCTAGACATGTCATACGAAATTGCATCGATGATTAATCTTGCATCTCTTTTAGATGCTGTTTCATCAAATACTGAAGTAGTTGAGAATGGAATATTATTATTTGCTGACTGGTAAACCATCCATTGATACAGTTCTTCGACTAGCCATTCTTTGTTTGCTTTTAATAATGCGTTTGAATTTTGAAACTCTGTACCGTTTAAAACTTTAGTAGTTGCGTACTGCACAGAAGCATACGGCTTATCTAAAGTATCACCGTAGTCGTCAGCATCTACACCGTCAGTAGCTACATAGAAAACTTTATTAACTTTTAAAATCTTTGCCCACTCTGGCAAGTCTGTGTTAATCCTTAATAGATAATCTTCAGGGCCAATTGCAATGGCCGCTGGGGAAGTTCCGTCGAACGCTACTAGGTCACCTTGAGAGTTACCTGCATTTTCTCTAGCATGTAATAGATAGTCAATCCAATACTGTCTGTCAGTATCTAAGTCAGGGCGGAATACTTCACCACTAGTGTGGTTACTTACACAGCGGTATGTGCCGTTACCCCAGATTACTAAATCTCCAATTACATAGTCGACGTCTGATTCCCAGAAGTTTTTCCAGTCAACGCTAGGGACTGATAATGTCCAGAATACATAATTTACACCGATGAATGCAATAGTTTCTCCATCGACTGCTACGCCGTCCGGGCCTTCGCTAATTACCAATGTAGTATTATCAACTACAGACACAACTGTTTGGCCGCGCAAGTATCCAACACCGTGAACAATCATCCCCGGTACAATACCGGCTGTAGAAGCAACTTCTAAAGTAGTTCCGCTACTGCCAGCGGAAGCATAAGTTGTTGATACACTAAATCCAGATGGGTCTTTGCTTGTGTTATCTGATACTGCAACAAATAGCAAGCCGCCACGGCGAACTACATCACCGATCTTGTAAGACGATCCAGCGTCCCACTCATTCTTCATTGAGTAACCTTCAGTTACAATGTTCCAGTCGCTAGTGCTAGTTGACGGAATATTAGAAGTGTTATTAGAGGTTACGCAAACATATGAGTAACCGCCGTAAATAACCAAGTCACCAATTTGATAAGTTGCTCCAGAATTCCATGTTGTGCCAAAATCTAAACCAGGCAACCAAGTAGACCATTTAGTTACATCAAACGATGATGCAGTATGTCCTGCTAAACAGATATACATGTCTGCGCCGTTCTTTACTAGATCGTTTTTCTTGTAACGAGTAGAAGTTGAGAACAGACCTTTATAGTCGATACCATTGTTAACTACTTCCCACTTGGCTTGATCTGATTCTAAGCCAGCAGTTACGGATGCATCTGAAAGATGGTTTGTTACACAACGGTAAACAATGCCGCCGTACTTGACAATGTCGCCAAGGCCGTATACTGTAGCTGTTGCCCATGCATTGTTCCAGTTATCAAATCTAGAATATGTGTCCCACTTGGTTAGGTCAATCTGCGCTGATCCGCTGGTATGTTGTTCTGTACATACATAAACAACACCGCCGTAGGTTACAATGTTTCCTAAACTATAAAATGTTGTTGGTTCCCAAGCACTCTTCCATTCTTTGCCTTCAAGCATTAATGTCCAGTAAGGGGTACTTGCACCTTGTTGGTTAATGTGTGCTAAATCATCGTAGAACTCTCCAGATGTATGAGGTTCTAAACATACATAAGTCTTGCCATTATACTGACTTACAGCATCTCTGTTGTAAAATGTTCCGGTAGCCCATTGCCCTCTCCATGTGAAGCGCAATCTACCAATTTTAAATTCTGCCATTTTTATTTGTCCTTAATGCTTATATGCTAACGATTTGTTCTGGTGTGTAAACATACTCTTTGTTTACTCTAACTACAAATTCTCCGTTGGGATTAATGTAGTAATAAATGTTTTTGTTATCCCAGCGATACTGATCCCAGTGCAGGTTAGTAAACGGTCTAGAATGATCTTCTTCTAAACGACCGTCAAAGTAATCAGTGCCGTATGAAAATTCTTCATAACTGTTTTCAGTTAGTCCGGGATCATTGATGATAATAGTATCATCAGTATCTTTAAGTTGATCAATCTTTGCAAAGAATAGTTCGCCTTCGTCAGTTCTGCGAAGTGCGTAGAAATATCTAGGATTGTTTGCACCTAATAAATCTGCTAAACTGTTTTCGTTACCTACATAGTATGTCATATTCTATCCTTAAACAATCTCAACATAGCTCATTACTAAATCTAACGAGTCTGCGGTGTTTGATTGTATCCTAACACTAGTTGACGGTCCTAATACTAAACGCTCGCCGCCATTGATTAAACGCAAACTTTGATTAGGTGGAATTAACACATCCTTAGCATAATATGCAATGTCCGTGCTAATAGTGTCTTCAAGTTGTACACTTACTAGTACAATACTGTCTGTAAGGTTAGTTAAACTTAAACCGATAACTGTTGTTTTTGCGTTTGACTCAGTAGTTAGCACAGTTGTGTTATCTGTACCTAGCTCTGAGTATAATTTATTTTTAAAAAGGGTTGCCATGTTTTATCCTAATGTTAGTACCATTGCAACACCAATTTCTGTTGCGTCGTTAAATGTTACACCGCCTGATGTACCTGCAACTGATGTCCATCCATTGCCGTTGAATACTTCTACTAACTGTAAATCTGTATTAAATCTAATCATTCCAACTTCTTGGAATGCGATTTGCGGGCGAGTATTACTTGCGCCGCTTGGAATAACTACACCGTTAGTACCTGCAATTCTTACATACCCAGAGCCAGTTTCTGTAAATTCAGTAATTGCGTTAGTTGAAATGTTAGTAACTGTATTATTTAAAAACTTTAAATTGCCAATTCTAACCCCGCCAGTACCGCTTGTGGTTAAGTGTAAATCTGCATTAGTAACTCTAGTAGTAAGAGTATTTCCAGTAATATCAATACCGCTAGTTTGAAAATTATCTGTATACAAGTAAGTACTGTTTGTAGTAGTTACTGTGTTAACATTTGAATATACAGTGTACCAACGCTTTAAAGTTGAGCCTAAATTATAGGTATTATCAATGTTTGGAATAATATCACTGTCAACTTCACCGCTGAATACAATGTTATCAGTATCTGCATCACCTAACTGGATGTTCCCGTCAGCAGTAATTATACCAGTTGCGTGTAAGTCTCCGTATACTTCAACATCGGAGTTGAAGTTTACTTTACCAACACCAGTGGTTGTAATTTCTAAGTTTGTATTTGTACCAGTCGTAGCGATAGTATTAGTGTTGATGCTTAATTGATCAACAATAATTGTACCTTGATAAACTACTGGATTTGTACCTTGTGGAGTAAGGTTGATGTTAGAACTTGTACTGCTAATTGTATCGCCAACAATCGTAAATGTTGCTAGTGTGGCGGTAGTAGTTACTTCTAAATTTGATGTGCGTGTTGTACCTGCGACATCTAAGTCGTATTCAGGAGCCGTTGTTTTAACACCAATTCGGCCGTTAATAACATCGATATAGAGTAGGTCGGTCTCAAAAGCTAAGTTCTGTTCCGCAAGAGGCATTAAGTCTTTGCGTAGCAGATTTGCTTTTAAGAGCGGACCGGAAATTCGTCCAACAGCCATCAGCTCTCCTGTATACCCCGTGTTTCACGGTTAACCTGATTACATTGCCGGTTTACCACAGTTTGATATCGCAAAGTTTTGGACAAACTTTTGCAGTATAGTATTTAGCTGATTGGGTTTTTAACCTAGTACAAGAGACCAGATATCCATTGTATCATAAGTATCTTCTAGACTAACTGATGTTGAACTACCTATAGCAGATACCCAGTTAGTGCCGTTGAATACTTGGGCGAATCCTAAATCGGTGTCGTATCTGATCATGCCGAGTTCAGCGCCTTCTGTTCCTATTGTTGGGCCGATAGGAATTGCTAGACCTTTATTGCCAGTAAACTTAACATACCCTTGCCCTGTACTAGCAATAGTAAAAGGAGTGTCAACCTGATTAATAAAGTTGTTACCGAGCACATAGTTATTGTCGTTAAACAATACTTGCCCGGTACCATTTGGTGTAAGATACATAGGTTCTGTACTTACAGTATTTGTTATTGTGTTATTGTTAAACACAAAATTGCCAGCAGTCATAGTTGTGACACTTGTTAAGTCAGCATAAGTTGACCTAGTGTTTACTATATTTGAGTGGATAGTATTCCACACTCTAACGGCGCTACCGAGATTATAAGATTCTAAAACTTCATTAACAATAAAGTCTCCACCTTCAGTAGCTAAAGAGTCAGCTAGTTCGGTAGTTAATAAATCTAAAGGATAGTTTGGGACAATGTCGCTATTAACATCCGATGCAAATGTAATATTGTCATCGGCATTATTGCCCAGCGTAATATCGCCGTCCCATGTGATGTTACCTGTAGCATGTAAACTACCTAACACTTCTACGCTGTTGCGAATATTAGTAATGCCAGTACCAACTGGACTAAAATTAATATCACTATCTATAGTGGCATTTAAGATTTCGTTGTTGTCAAAGCGCAATCTTGAAGTACCTAATGCTACTGCGGTAATTGTAGGATTGTCTGCTTGATTAGGTTGAATATACAATGTACCAGTAAGTTGCTGGATTGTATCTGTAGTGATTGAAAAGTTTGGTACTGTAAACTGAGTCGTAGTAATTAAATTTGTACTACGAATCGTGTCGTTAACAAATAAAGCACTATCAATAGGAATAGCATCACTATTAATACCAATGCGGAATTTAGTAGAATCTAATGCGCCGCCGCCGTCAACTGCATCTACGCTAAGGTATAATAAGTCAGTTTCAAAGGCAAGGTTAACGCCATCACGCTGTAAGTCTGCTGATAGTAACGGACCGCTAATTCTACCAAGTTGTCTTGACATGACGACTCCTTAGTTTACTGATCGAAACCGTGTAGTACTGTAACTGGTTTACCTAATGGTACAGGTGAGTCGAAAGATACATAGTAACCTGATGGTTTACCTACTGGATCTTGTACAATGGTATAGTTAGTATTGAATAGTTGAAGCACATTCTCAACAACTACGATCAAGTTCTGTCCACCCCATGTTGTATTGCTAGCAACTTGAGTAGGAGGTGCAGGGCTCAATGGACCAAAGTATGTTTCAACTGCATCACCGTTACCTAAATTCTGTTGAGTAATACCTGTAGACTCTTTGAAGCGCAAGCTTCTCCAAGTACCGCTGTGGTATACTTCAACTTCTCCATCTGTTACAATATCAGTATTGTAACGAATCATTCCGTTAACTGGGCTAACTGGACGCTCTGCTGTTGTGCCTTTAGGCATAAGCATGTTATTTGTAGTTGTCATGACAATACTATCAGTCATGTCTACATAAAGACGCTGATCATACGGCGCTCTACGATTAATGTTCTGTTGTCTTAAGTATCTCATTATACTGCCAATGTGCTCACTGTTACTACTAGATTTGCAGGGCTTTCGCTTTTACCAACTAGCATATCACCTGTGCCTAGTACCATCTTTTCTTGATCAAAAGTTACAGTTTCTCCTGCAGGAATAGGAAGTTTATTTACGATAGTAGTATTAGTGTCAGGACTACTTGCGCTACCGCCGCTTGGAACTGCATACAAATACAAGTATGTTAGTCCGCTAGTTGGACTAGCAGGGTTATATGTTGCTGTGTTACATACAATAACAGTAGTAATTGCACGATTACCAGAACCGCTACTCAATTCTGCTGCCGATGTAGTAATCGATGTGTTATAAATTGCCATTATGTGTCCTTAAAATATCATACTGAATAGTAGTGCTCTATTCTTTGCAACTAGTTCGTCGTTAACTTGTTCTGTTGCGCTGCCGTCATCGGCTAATCTTTCTCTAACAAAGTATATACCAGTTTTGCCTGCGCCTCTAACTGTACTAGAAAATAGTACAGGACCGCTATAATTTGTAGGCAATGATACTGTCAACGGATCAGGAGTTGTAATTGTTGACCTGTCATCTAGTTGTAAGAATGCATCAACTTCTACTGTACCGCTACCTTGCGCTGATAATATTAAATTATCAACGGAGAAGTTTGTAATAGTGTTGTTGTTAATATTAATGTTGTTCTGGAATGTTAGTCCAGAAGAAGCAAATGTACACAGTAGCGTTTCTTCAATTAATACAGTAACTGATCCGTTACTACCAATTGCATTGGTTCTAACACGAGCCATTTCTGTGCCGTATATATCTTCTTTATAAATTGTGTCTACATCAGCTACACCGCCTGTGGCAGCTACATAGTCATGAACATACTTTCTGTTAGGAATGTGATTGTTTAATACTACTCGAGCTTCGTAGTTTGTACTGTTACCTACTAACAATACTTTTGTTGAATTCTGTAAGTCAAATACTAAATCAGTAGTGCCGTCGTTAGCAATAGAAGCTACACGAATACCTGCTGTTTTAATTGGGTCGACTGTTCCCGATAAAGTGCCGTCTGTGTTATAGCGAGCACCGCCTGTTCTAAATACCCATGCGCCAGTTACCTGACCGCTAGTTGCCGGATCATACCATTGTATCGATTCGTCAAATACTAATTTTGCTACTGGGCGAGATCCTCTAGAAATGTCAACACCAGCAGTACCTTCGGTAATACCTGCGTGTGTAAGAGATTCACCTTTGTTAAGTAGGATAGTGTTGTCTTCAATCGCTAAGTTAGCTGTACTGACTGTCGTGGTGTTACCTTGTATTTCTAAGTCACCTGTAACGACAACCTTGCCGGTTTCAGATCCGGTATCCAAAGTGATAATACCTCCAGTCTGTACCTGGACTCTATAATCACCTTCGCTTACTCTTAAAATTCTTGACATGTGTTATCCTTAAGTAGGGGACCGAAGTCCCCTTATACTAATTAAGCGTTAGAAAGTTGTACAGTTGCACCTTCAGTAGCTGCGCCAAATGTCCATTGGATAGCTTGGCCTGTTGCAAACTGTGTACCTGTTCCACGAGTTAATGTTGCTTTGTGAGCTGTTAACTTAGTAACATAGTAAGTACCAGCATCGCTGTCAGTAGCAAGAATACTACCTTCACCGGCTGCGTTTGCTTCAGTTGTTTGAAGAGCAACAATACCAGTACGAGTACCGTCTGTTACTTTGTAACGGTTAGTTGAAACTTGGCGAATGATATCAACTTCAGTTGCTGAACCGCCTGTTAAGTATGCTGTCATACGAACTGCATTTTCTTGATTGCCAACTGTACCAACTGTTGTGCTGTCAACTAACATGTTAACTGAATCAGCAGTTACAGATTGTGTAAATGTTGGCTCAGGTGCGGCTACATAACCAGAACCTGCTTCTGTAATTACAACTGCTTTAGCACGGAAGGAAATGTTAACAGTACTTAATGTACCTGTTCCACCAATAACTGCTACATCAGTAAGGTCAGCTGGCAATGTTGTAAATGTACCACGGCTTGTACCTGCTTGTGTAAATGTAATGCTTTGGATTTCTTGAACACCACTACCAACGGTAGCAACATAACCAATTACCCCATCAATACCGTCAAATGTAACTAAATCACCAACTGTGTAACCTTCACCTGTAACACCATTTGATACTGCGGCGGTTACTACTTCAGAAGTAATTGTACCAGTAGCACGAACACCGCCTGGAATTGTTGGTACAGCAAATGTAATTGTTGGGCGAGTTGTATATGCACCTAATGCATCTAATGTAACGCTAGCAACTGCTCCGCCACCGATAGCATTATCTGCTGCCGTACTTGCAGAACCGATGTTGCGGTTACCAAAATATTTTTTATTTAAAGGACGTCCCATTTTATTTTCTCCTTAAGAAAGATGGCGTTCTAGGCCATACGCGGTTGGATTTCCGCATAAAATTCACCCTGTGTGAATCATACATAGTATTTATACATTCGTAAGAAAGGGCTCCGAAGAGCCCTTTAATATTAACTAACCTTACGGTAAGTTGATTAGCTGAACTTGACGTTAGCTGTAGTGATACCAACTTTACCTAAGTAGTCAGCTGCGTTACCTAGAGATGACGCAGTGTTTGACAACTCAACATAACCATAACGAGTCATGAATGAAACGACTGGTTCGAAAGTTGATGGATCTAGTACAACACCAGAGCTCATCAATGGGATGTAAGGGCAATAGAATGCCGCTGCATCTGATTCTGATGAACCTTTGTAACCAACTAATACATCGTCAGATGTAGCATAGCTGTTTACATAAACCTTCATAGCGTTGTTCAATGTACCAACGAACTTAGTGTTTGTTGGGGCTTCGAATGTACCTTCTGTTGTACGAGCAAATGCGCTAGTAGTAGCAGATTGAAGGATTGTCAATGCTGTTGGGCTAACAACGGCCCAGTTACCAGCACCACGACGTGTACGCTGAGCGATCAAGTTAGCAACACGGTTGATCTGAACAGCTAGAGCAGCGTGTTCGTCACCAACGAATGTAGCAGTACCTGAAACGGCAGCTTGGTTGTATGTCTCTGCGGCTGAACCAGCTAGTGAGCTTAGAGATGCTAGGATCTCTTGGTCGATTTCAGCAGTGATTTCTTGAGCCAATGCAGCCATGATTTCTGCTTCAACGTCAATACCTTGTTGGGCTTGTGCGTCTTGAGCAGCTTCGAAAGTCCAGCGAGCGCTTAACTTACGAGTCTTAGCTTCAACGGTTTGTTTCAAGATCTGGATGCTCATACGCTTACCAGCTTGACCTTCTAGAGATGCTGTAGAAACAGCCTTACCAGTTGAATCAGCTGAATAGCCTTCAGCAATCTTGAATGGGCTTAATGCCTCTTCACCAGCAGTAACACCAGCATTGCTTGAGCTGTCTGAATAACGAACTCTCAATGTATGGATTTGACCAACTGGGCCAGTCATTGGTTGTACACCTACCAATTCGTTAGCAATAACGGTTGGCATTACACGACGGATTACTGGTAGAATCACGCGGTTTAAAGTTGCGACGTTGCCGGCAGAAGTAGCACCAGCAGTAGCAGATTCTTGCAAATACTTTTTAGTATTTTCTAGAGTCACGCCCATTACTGATTTCTTTGTTCCTTGTAGGCCTTCTAATAGGGCCTCTTTAGTCTCTGCCCAACGGCCATTTAGTAGTTCTGACATTTAAATTTCTCCTTAAATTTTTAGTCCAGCGAGGCGACGGATGTCAACGATGTTTGACTGTTCCTCGCTGCTACGAACGCTGTTGGAAATTTCTTTATTTCCTGTAATTTCTTTTGCCTCTACGAGTGCCTGTTTCTTCTGCGGCGCTTTACCAGCTACTACAGCTGGAAGATACTTCTCAAAACTTTCGTTAAGTTTAGTAGTCTTTACGCTCTCCATCAATTCACCCATGATACTGCGTTGCTCTGCGTTTAACGGAGCTAGTAGTTCACTCATGATCTTTGTTCTTTCGCCTGCTTCTTTCAAAGCCTGGACTTCTGCTTGTTTACTTTCTAGTATTTGTTCAGCCTGGACAACTGCTTGAGCAGCTTCCTGAATAGCCAAATCTTTCATGTCTATGACTTTGAGTAATTTTGCAGTTTCTGATTTTTCATTCAAGTAGCTTGTGCTGTATTCTGCGGCAAAAGCCTCGAATAGCTTGCGACCAAAGTCTGCGCGACGAGCTGCTTCGATGTCTTCTTTTAGTGAAGTGATTTCAGTTTGTAAGTTTTCACTTACTACTTGATCAACCATCTTTGCGGCACGCTCAACAAACTGTTGTTTAACTTGCTTGATTTGCTCGCGACCTTCGCGAACTAAACGAACCTTGGTTTCGGCCAAGTCCTGTTTATCTTTATAAAACTCTGTAATTTCTTGAGCTAGAGCTTCCACTACGAAGTGTTCTAATGTGCCAAACTTACTAGCCATTGCCATTTGATCTTCATGCAATTCTGCAACTTCAGATTTAAGTTGTGAAAGAACGAATTCCTTCAACATGCCAGAATCTTGTTTCATCTTCTGTGCATACTTAACCTTCATTTCAGCTAATTGCTTACGATCTTCTGCAAATTCAACAAGTTCGCTAGCTAATTGTTCTGATAACATATTGTCAACAGCTTCAATCATTGCGTTCTTATCGTGCTCGTATCTTTGTGCGAACTCTTCGCGGAGTTGTTGAGAAACTTGTTCACGGTTCTCGTTTACACGAGATTCCCATGCTTTCTCAATAGACTCTTGGATCTCTTCAGAAATCACATTGTTCTCGAATAAAGTTTTTAGTGCATCCAACATGTGATTCTCCTTGTTATTGGAGTTTGCCAATTATTCCTAATAGGCTCTCTTTGAGATATTTCTGTGCCTTCGGGTCACCCTTCACCTCTTGCGCTATACGCAAGGCATTAAGACCACCACGACTATTCATCAGGTGTTCATAAATTGGTGTTGGATATGCTCCCGGAGCACTAGGTTGAGCTACCATATCTACTGTGATAATCTCAAAATCTGATACTTCACCGGAACCGTCATCTCTGACGTTCCCGGATCCGCGACTTGAAACACCTAACTTAACGCCGCTTTCCAGCATTGTTTTAATTAGTTGTCCCATAGGGGTTGGTAAAATTTTCAGTTTACCATAACCATTAGGGCCGTCCATCCACATATTAACGATCATATGGGAAACACGGTCCAGGTTAATTTTTAGATCATCTGGATGATCTACTTCTCCGAGAACTGAATAGCCATTTTGAATCTGATCGTTAAGGGTCTTAACAGCCTTGCCAATCTCATTAACAGGATAAACACGCTGGTTAGCGTTACGAATACCGCCCTGGATACAAATCCCGGACATGTATAAGTTTTTTCCTTCTTTGTCATCAGACTCAACGACCATTTTTGCTTCGTTGAAACTGAGATTCTCTCGGAGGTATAGTGACATATTATCTATGTACTCTTCTTATTACTTAGCGCGGCCTGGTGCGCCGTTTAATGGGCTACCTGCGCTCTTGTCTTCTTGTGGTGCAGCACCTTTCTTCTCAGCGCCATGACCTGGTTCACGCTTTTTAAAAGCTGTCTTACCTGCATTTGCGCCTGGCTTGTTGATGTTGCCTGCGTTGTCTTCTTTAGTAGCTGGGTTTAGTAAACCACCTTTTGTGCCACCTGTTTCACTTGTACCACCTTTAACGATGTTAGCAGATGTTCCACCCATGTCGTTTTTCTTAGCTACGATTGACTTAGCATTAACGCCGTTGTCACCGTGCTTTGGTAATGATACTTTGTTTACATATTCAAATACTGGTTGACCTAATTCGTCTAATTCAGACTCTAAGTCACCACCCATGTCGTCAGCGCCCATTTCGTCGCCACCAAACATGTCAGCGTGTTCTGGTTCATTTTCTTCACCAGCCATCAACTGTTCAAATTCTGCTTTTAGTTCTTCTAATGCGTCTTCTAGATCTAAAATACGATCTGTCTGTTCGTCACTGCTTAGGTCTTCACCTTCTTCTTCTTCACCACCCATGTCGTCAGCGCCCATTTCGTCGCCTTCGCCTTCTTCTGACTCTTCGTCATCAGCAGGTGCTTCTTCTTCACCTTCTTCTTCACCAAAGGCTTCTTCCATATCTTCTTCTTCATCTTCCTCTTCAGAAATACTAAAATCAGATTCTAATAGCTCTTCGTAAATTTCGCGGCTTTTTGCAACTACGATATTATGGAAAATCTCTTTTGCTGTTTCTTGATCTTCATTGATCAATGCCTCAAGCATGGCTTCAAATTGTGTACGGTCAGTCATGTTTTTCTCCTATGATTGATTACAAGGCTGTGTAATATTTACACTAGAGTTTAAAAAGTGTATGATAATACCACAAAAACGCCTCGTTTTGTGATTTAATGGAATATTTATGCCGCAGGTGCCGCTGGGGTTGCATACATCTTAGTAATAAAAGCCAATTCGCTTTCTTGATCTAATATGTGTGCTTCACTTGCTTTTCTTAATTCATTAATTTGTCCTAGTGTTAATCTAGTCTTTCTTGTATCTGATCTTTTCATTATAGACGAATCATGGCCTGCCGAATAACGCAAGTCGTTAGCTTGCGCTCTTGTATCAGGGTCTATATAAAACAATTCTCTTAGGATCATGATGTATTTAGCTTAGGCTGCTGGAGGAGCGGCTGGTGCGCCGCCTGTTGGTGCAACTGGTGCAGCACCTTCTTCACCTTCCATGTCGTCTGGTGCTGTCAAGTCTCCTGCCATACCTAAATCGCCTTCGATACCTGCGGCACTTAGACCTGCTGATCGCAATTCGCCGGCAGCATCTGTATTAGTAGGTTGGCCTTGACCTTGTTCTTCGCCCCACATGCGTTCGTTTTCTGCAACTTCATCGTCTGATAAGCCTAAGAAACGCTTCAATGCAAATCGTTTAGACATATATGGAACAGCTTGAATAGTATTAAATGTGTTAATACGCTCGCTGTCTAAGCCACTTTGTCTTGCACTTGCAAAGTTTAAAGGAGGATTAAACTTTAATTCAAATAGGTTAGAGTCAATGTTTACGCCTTTTGAGTACATAAACATTTTGAATTCTTCATCAAATACCGCAGTGATAAGACTTTGTAAACGCTCGCAGTACTTGTTAAAACGCAATTCTTGAATGTATGCAGTACCCACACGACCATCGTTAAATGATGCTTGTGAGTCATCTGCGCCTGTTGGCAAGTAGCTTGATGGAATTCGCAAGCCACGGAATAGCTTGTTAGTAAAGTATTTCAAGTCATCAATCTCGCCAAGGTTAGTACCGCCTGGCAATGTTTCAACTTTAGATCCACGACCTTCTGCTGTTGTTGGGAAGAAGTAATCTTCGTTGATTGATAACGGATTGTATGCTGAGTCGATTACATTCTGACCGCCACCAGTCTGACTTGGAATACGGCGCTGATGAATCTCGTTCTTAACTCTTTCAACGAATGCCATAGCCATGTGCGACGGCATGTTACCAACGTCAATATGGAATACACGGCGCTCTGGAGCTCGCTGTATACGATAAATTAGAATCGCATCTTCTAACAATTCTTTTTGCTTGTATACTTTAAAAATATTTTCAAGTAAGCTGTTACCAAACGGGAAGTTATTATCTAAACCTTCTGACAGTGATAAGTGTACTACATGATCAGCATTAATTGCGTGTTCTTGTTCGCTCATGCCAAAGCGTGAGCCTGTTGAACTGTTCGAGTAACCGCTGCCGCTAGTTTTCTGAACACCACTAGCACCTAAGGCGCCGCTAGTTGGAATAGTGCCGCCACCGTTGTTGCGTGGATTGATGTTAGCTGTGATTTGTGTAGCAACTAAATTTTCAAAGTTAGGTGCTAGATCTTTAACGATAAATTGCTCAGGCTTCTTGCCATCGCTTTCATTAACGATAATCTTAACAACTTTACTTGGATCTACATAAGACCACTTTTGTGTTTCTGGATCGCGGATAAAGAATGCATCACCGTACTTGAATACATTTCGCATAATACGGAAAATGCGAGTATCAAACTTTTGCAAGCGTGACCACTGTTGTAGGTATTCGCCTAAGATACGGATTTCGCTGTTAGTTGCTTTACTGCGCCACTGCACAGTAAAAGGACTTTTGCCACTCTTTTCTTTTTGTGTACAGAACTCTGCAAGAATGTCTAAAGCCGCATTAACTTCTGGATCACTGTCCATTACTTCGTATTGTTGATAGCGATCAATACGGTTTGGACTGCCCGAATAAATGTCAGGCAAGTAGCTTGAATAGTTTGTCTGGGCAGGACCTGGTCTTGCTCCTGAGCTTGCGCCAGGCATTAGACTTGGTGAATTATTCACAGGTACTGGGGTAAAATACTTTTTCCAACTCATGTTGTTTGTTAATCCTTGATTTAGAAGGCCAATCTATTACCAGACAAACCTTTAGTAGCTTTAATCTGTACGCCTGTATTCTCGGCTGTTTGCTCAGAATAAAATACTAATTGTCCCATCATCTTATTTAACTGACTTAGCTGGGTAGCGAAGTCACTCATGGATGAATTGTCAGTGCTAGGTGCAGTGCCTTCTGCGCTTGTAGGAGCCGCTGATGCTGATTTTGATGCGGCGCTTTCGGACGCTTTGCTTGCTTCTGCTTGTGCGGCTGATTTAATTTGGGCAATAATCCCGTTCAGTTGGTTTTCAGTAACTACGCCTTCTTTGCCGTGCAACACAGCTGGAGTACCTTTACCAAAATCTTCAATCAGCTTGCCAACTGATCCCAGCGATCCTTCTGCTCTACTTACTGGACCTTGTCCGGGAGTGTAACCTACAGTTGACGGCGGAGTTGTTTTGCCGCCGGTTACTTTGTTGATAAGGTCACTGCCTACTTTTTCAACATCTACTCTAGTTGTTGGGATTTTAGCAAGTAAGCCAACTTTTTCAGCGGCAGTGCCTGCCTCGTCACCTAACTTCTTAATTTGTCCGCCAACTGCGGCAGTAGTAGCTTCTACTGCTTGCTGGGCTTTGTTTAAACCTAGTCCTACAACACTGCCAGGTTCTACTTTTCCAGTATCTAGGTCAACACCTTTTCGACTTTTGTTGGCGGCATCTTTTTTAGCGTCAATTAATTCTTTTTCAGTTTTAACACCGTCGTTTCTAATTGCAGCCAGTTGTGAATTAATAGTTGCATTTTCTTGGAATTGCTTACGAGCTGCGTCGCCAGTGGCGGTTGTGTCGTACTTAACTTGGTCTCTAAATTCTTTACTTGTTTGATACTCGGTAATACGAATCTTAGCTCGTTCCATTGCGGCGGCTGCTTCATCTTTTTGCTCTTTTGTTTTAGCTTCTTTACTAGCTAATACTGCTTTTTCAAAATCTGCGCCTGCTGGCCCTAAGGCTGCAAACTTAGCAGAACCTTCCTTAGTACGAACACCGCCTGTCATAATCTCATCAGCTAGACTACCAATTGACTCACCTAGCGGGCCAACTGCTGTTTTCATTTTCATAAATTCAGTGCGTTGTTCGTCAGACATGCCTAGCAATTCAGCTTGTACATCTGCTCTTGACAAACTTGTTGCTAAATCTTTACGCTGTGCTTCTGCACTCTTACCTGTGATCCTAGCAATCTCATCCATTTGCATTGCTAGTTGCATTGTTCCTTCAATTGCAGATTGCTTAGATTTTGCATCATTCATGTCCAATGTTCTACGATTAGTCATGGAGATAGCTAATAAGTCGTTAAAGTCTTTAGATGCAACGCCTGCATCTTTCATCTTCTTAGCAACATCCGACTCTTGTAAAATTGCACCAAACTCTAAGAATCTCTTAGCCGATTGATCCATGTTCTTGCCAAAGCCGCTGATACCAACTGAGTTTTGTGCAATAGTTTTAGTGTAGTCGTCTAAACTCATGCGTGAGTTTTTAGTTAACTCTTGCAGTTGGCCAGTGTTGTTAGCCATTGAAGTACCGTAGTTTGCTGTACTGTTCGCTGCCTTGTTAACAGCCATTGTGTATTCAGCAGTGCCGCCAGCTAGCTTGCTTAGGCCGTCACCTACTCCGGGGATTAGTTTGAGAGAGCTAGTAGCTACTCCCATAGCTGTGCCAAGGTCGGCAGTTCCAGTCGCAAGTTTGCCTAGACCGGTTGCTGCCGTTCCTAAAAAGGATATAAACTCTGCGCCGTTTTCAACTGCCATATAAATTCCACCAATAAAATGCGTATATAAATACTATTATATATTTATCCGGAGTGCGATATGTCACAAAACCCATTACAACAGTTCTTTAGACAACCTAAGATCTACATTAGTTTACCCTCAAAAGGTGTATTCAATCAGCCTGGTACACTGCAAGGGTCTGTGGAAAACATGCCTGTTTACGGAATGACTGGTATGGACGAGATTCTAATTAAAACTCCAGATGCATTATATTCAGGCGAGACCACAGTTAAAGTTATCGAAAGTTGCTGTCCAGCAATTAAAAACGCATGGGATGTTAGTAACTTAGATGTTGACTTAATTCTCACTGCTATCCGTATCGCTACATTTGGTAACTTAATGGAAGTGGAACATGTTTGCCCGGGGTGCAAAACAGTTAACGACTACACATTGGAATTATCTAAACTAATTGACCATTATACTAATTGCAAGTATGACAGTAAAATTGTATTAAAGGATTTAGTTGTTAAACTACAGCCGTTGAACTATAGACAGATCACTGACTTTTCAATTAAGAATGCACAACTGCAACAACGAATTAGACAAGCAGATAAGATTGAAGATAATAAAGAACGAGCAGAAACTATGAATGCATTATTCAAAGACATTGCCCTAGTTCAAAACGAAGCACTGTCTATTAGCATTGAAAGTGTTGAAGTAGGAAATACCGTGGTAACTGAAAGAACTTATATCAATGAGTGGTTAGAAAACTGTGATAAAGTTATTTTTGATGCTATCAAAGAACACTTGGCTAAAGTAAGAGCCGAATGGGAAAGTCCTACACACCCTGTTGAATGTCCTGAATGCAACCATCAATCTAGTATCACTATTGAAATGGACAATGCAAGTTTTTTCGCCAGCGCCTAACTAAATTATCTAACGAACAGATCGAAGAGTATCTAGTTGGGCTAGATGAACAAATTAAAGGGTTTAAAAAAGAGCTAGCTAGAATTAGCTGGTTCATGCGTGGTGGTGTAACTATGCACGAACTCTTACATTTTTATTCTAGCGAAGACCGCGATGCAATGTATGCGGTAATTGAAGATAACTTAGAAACTACTAAAGAAACTCAACTACCGTGGTTTTAATCACCGTAGATTAAATTACCCGCGGCATCTCTACTATAACCTGCAGGAGTATACATATCTGCTTTAGCAGTTGTATTATTACCGGGCATTGTTGGTGCTGTAGGAGCAGTTGTAGTTTGAGCAGCAGGTTTAGCTGGTTGTTGCCCAGGTGCATTAACTAGGGTTTGGCTAGCGGCTTGCCCGCCTTGAGCTGGTTGTCTGTCTGCTTCGGCAGCTTCTTTAGCAGTACCAGTTATCCAATCCATTGCATTAGTTACTGTACCACCTATAGCAGAAGTGGCTGCATCGCCTAACGCATTGCCAACCATAATACTAGCAACTGCTTCGCTACCTTCTTTAGAATTTAATTTAGTATATAGATACGCACTACCTGCGGCACCTAGACCAGAGATAACAGATCCGATCGGAGCAGTTAGAGGAATTAGTTTAAACAAACCTGCAATTGGCGCAACTGATCCTCGAACGATAGCACTGCCAAGTAGGCCTGCACCTACTTTAGTAACCAGTAATCCCATTTCAGTTTTACGAATATGAGCAAGTTGGGCTTGATATTGCTCTTGTGTAATTTTACCAGCGGCTACTTGTTTCTGTAGTTCTGCATCCCATGCGTTAACATTTGAATTATAGTCTCTGAACATGCCAATAATCTGCCAGCTTGAATAGAGCTTTACTAATCTACTACCAACTGCTTTAGTAATATCCCACTTAGATCCAGTTGCAAGAGTTGACAATCCAACTTTGCCTGCAATAGCCGACAGGTTAGAATTTCTCATAATCTTGTCGCCTTCTTTTTGGATCAACGCAATATACTTAGGATCAGATAATAATTCTCGTTTAGCCTCTTTAGGGGCATTATTTTTTATAAACTGTGTAGAGACAAACTTCTTCCCCTTTCCAGCTCGCTGATGTGCCATAACTCGTTCAGCATATTTGGCAGCAAGATCAGCTACTGCTTTCTTAGTAATGTCAGAACTAGCTATTTTTCCGCCAGCCCAGTTAACTACATTGCTAACTATTCCTTCATCTACTTGTTTATTTTCCGAGATTATTTCATATATCTTCATGTTCTTATCCTATGCAATATTTATCTACACTTAAAGATGAACTAAAGTTCATCAGCTTATCGCTATCGCTCAAGCTATTCTTTATTTCTTATATGATGTATTTGCTGCGAAGCAGTTAAAGATATTATCTAGATTGTTCAGTCACACTTTGCCCAGGCCGGGCAAAGAAAAAACAAAAATGGACATTATCTGAGTTGCACTTTTGTCACTTAGCGTTATTGCGTTACAGTGGCGGTTGACCGGTACCACGAGCAAAGACTTTATTCAACGGCAGTTTACTAACATACGCTAACACACTAGTAAACCTGGGGTTCTTATCCCCTCTTTTTCCCTATTTTTAACTCTCTTCAAATAATCAAACCGCAGGTGTTAAGCGATCGTCGTCCTGTTAAGGATAGTGATTAAGTGCTTGCTTACAGCGGCAAGTCTGCGGATCCCTGCGACACGATGTCCAGGTTTCAACTGTTCGGCACCCGATTTTAGCCGGTGCGAGCCCTTACTGTATTGTTAGCCTAAGATTTTAATATGTGTGACCCATGTACACGAACTTGAATGTGTCCGTTGTAATAGTCGTCTGATTCTAATACTTTGCGGGAAAATTGTTCTCTTGCCTCGATATAAGAGCATTGCGCCTTAGAGTTGCAGTAATATAGGATTTCTCTTGTGAAGTTTTCTGTGCCTAGTGTGTCTATGTCTTTTTGAAGATTTGGACTACTTCCGTAGTACTCGCGCCAGTCACTGTCGACTTTGCTACGAATCTTCTTTTTCTTCTTTGTGCCATTCTTTAAGGTTACAGTTTTAGTTGTAGTCTTTGAGAATTTGGCGAGCTTTTTGCCTATGTATTTTCTGCCAGAGATAATATTTGTGATAATGTACACAAACCCAACACAATCTTCAGGTAATGTTTCTACGAGTTGATTCTGATAAGTCCATGACATGCTTTAGTTAGCATCATCATCCTTGGGTGCCTGTTGATCTTGAGCCTTTTTAAGCCTAGTTTGTTCGTTCAATTCGTAGCGCCATTCCATAATTGACTTACGGCGTTCGCTACATATTCGCCTGATAACATTGAGACATTCGCGAGTATCCATACCCGCCCGTCGTGTGCCTTTAGCCATCCATTCCTGGTTGGTTTTAAAATATTCCCTAAATGCTAACATGAGTTGCTCGTGCAACTCTTCGTCTTGATGCATTACTCTTTTGCCTGTTTAATAATTTCGTCAGCTACATTACTAGCACGACCTTGATCGATGCTGAGTACATGTAGTCTGTTCGCACAGTTGCGTAGATCGTCGGACAGGTTGCCCTGCCCAACTTGATCTTCAACTAACCTAGCAATTTCATGTAGTGCAATAACTGCATCTACAAGTGCTAAGTCTCTCATTCTGTAACCTCTAGATCATTTGCATATGATGTAAAGCCGTTTTCTTTAACAACTTTAAGTACATTGTTAACACGACCGATCAGTTCGTCTTTGTGCGAGATTAAGAATACATTCTTCTTACGCTCACGGGCAATCTTTTTAAGTACGCCCAAAGCACCTTCTACACCACTAGCATCTAAACCGTTGTCAATCAATTCGTCAATGAACAACAGGTTAATGCTTTGATACAAACTTTCCCATACATCACGGAATGCCCAGCTCAAGGACAAGATCAAACGATTGCGTTCACCACGCGACAAGTTATCAAAGTCCAAGTCTTGTCCTAGTTGCATAATTTCTACATTCAAGTCATTCTGGAATGTAACGGTATGCGGCAAGCCCATCTTGTCGAGATAATATGTTAATCGGTTATTCAAGTATGCTAGGTTCTGATCGATAATCTTCTTACGGATAAAGCTGTCTTTACTTGTTAGAAGTTTAAGCAAGAACTCTTGGTGATCCTTAAGAGCGTTAAGCTCATTAACTTTATCCCAGTTGATTTCCTGCATGGCAGTATTGCGTAGCTCGTCGATCTGTTCTTGATAGGGATCAGTTTCACCTGCTTTGATTGTCAAGTTAGTTTCCAAAGTCTTCAAGTTGTTTTGATGCTTGAGTGCTTCTTCAACAGTGTCGTAGTAAGTGTTAGGACGAGTAGTTAGTTCGCCAATAGCAGTTACTTCTGTTTGAATCTTATCTAAGTCTTTGTTAACTTTATCTAAGTAATTCTGTGCTTCTGTAAGGTGCTTAGTAGCTGTAGCAGTTAGTTCTTCATGTTTGTGATCATGCAAGTCCTGCTCACAAGCGTGGCACTTCTTACCATCTAAGGCAGCAAGCTCGCTAGCGTATTTCTTTACGCTACGCTCTGCTTGCGCTGTCGCGCTCTCTAGCGTTGCTTTCTCTTTGTTCAGGCTCTTTAGTTTAGCTGCCTGCTCTAAATAAGTTTTTAAAGTAGCATGTGCTGAAAGCTCTGCTTCAATATCTACGCTTTCTAACTCAATAATAGCACGACCGATCTTTTCTAAATCGTTATCATGCTGAGTGTTCCAAGCATTTTGTCTAGTAATTAAACTGTCTACGCTTAGTTGAATTTTATCGTTAGATTTCTTAGCCGCTTCAATGTCTGCGCTTTCTTGTATAATAGCATCTTTAGTTTGACGGATAAGCTCTTTAAGAGTTTCTGCTTTTTCACTTAGCAAAGTAATGCCAAGTAGCTGTTCAATGATTACACGCTGTTCTCCGCTCTTCATAGATAAGAACGGTTCTGTATAAGTGTTAAGTGCAACAATGTGCTTGAACATGTCGTGACTCATACCCAGCAGTTCATCTAAGTCCTTCTGGGTTTCACGCATATCACCTTGTGCGTCATCGCTTTCTTCTGCGCCTTGCTCTTCGTCATTGACATAAAACTTCATTAGCGTAGGCTTGCGTCCCCGCTCGATGCGATATTCAACACCGTTCTTTTCAAACGACAGCGTAACCAACATGTTCTTGTTATTGATTTTGTTGATTAGGTTATCTTTCTTAATGTTAGTAAGAGCGTTGCCGTACAGAGCAAAACTCAAAGCATTTACAATAGTAGTTTTACCAGTACCGTTGCGTGAGCCACTGTCGTCACCGCCTTGATCCAAGTTCTCACCAAGTACTAGTGTTAAGTTTTCTTGAGCAAAGTTAACGCCCTGAGTCTGGTTGCCCACACTCATAAAGTTTTTTACTGTTAGTTCTTTTATTTTTAATGTCATAGGCTGTTATAAATTGCTAGAAGTGTGTTCTTATCGTATGTGTCACTTTCGATGTTTACAATTTGACTAGACACAATTTGGTCTACAGATTCAAATGCTTGTACATCAATGCTAGTGTTCATTTCAACATCCTTGCGTTCAGTGATTAAAGTAAGTTCTCTAATAGAGTAATCGCTAATGAACTTTTCTTTAATGAATGACGCTTCTTCGTAGCTAATATCAATGTCTAGTGTAACACGAAGATGTTGCTTGGGCAAGATCAATGTGTCCGCTTCGTCAATAAGTTGGCTTAGTTTTACAGTACGGAATGTAGGTTGTTCCGGCCAGCTGTGATATTCGGGCTTACCGCCCCATTCCAATATCATCATACCGCGATCATCATCCCATGCGTCTGCATAGTTGTGCGGAAACGCATTACCAATGTAGTGCATGTTTCCGCGAGCTTGGCGCTTGTGGAAGTGTCCGCTAAATCCTAGCTCGTATTCTTTAAATGCATCTAGTTGAATCTCACCGTGGTCCGGCATTTGAACCATAGCGTTCATAAAGAAGTTGGGTAGTTCAAAGTGTCCAAAGATATACTTGCCACCTTTCTTGCCTACGGTTTTCCATTCTTCCCCAACGAGCCAAGGACACATAGTGACGTCCCCAACAGTAATGGGCTCGTGTACCACAGTGATACCAGGAATATACTTGCCGAATTCGACACTGTGGATATCCCGCTTGTCTTTGTAATAAAGATCATGATTGCCAGGAAAGAAATAAAAGTTATCAAAAGCCGCTCCAAGTTTCTCAAGGGCTCTAAGACTATAATCCATAGTAGTGATATTAAGGCTGTTACGATTATGATGCCAATCACCCATAAAAATTCCAGTGTCACAACCTTCCTCCTTTGCTTTAGCAATATACCAATCTACAAAATCAGAACAGTCCTGATTGTGTACACTACTGTTAGACTTCAGCCCGAAGTGGATATCTGTAAAACAGGCAACTTTTTTAAATAAATTACTCACTAGATGTGTCCTCATTGTGTCGTTTCAGTGCCGCGGCATGCTCGCCTGCACCAGTTCTAGAATAAGATGGATTCATACCGTTCATTTCCAAGATGTCATCTCGGATATTTTGATTGCGCTTTTCAATATTAATAACACGCACAAAACTATTAGTAACTGCGGCAGTAAAATAGGCAAAAGGATTATCGCTCTTAGATTCATCAAACTGTAATCCAATCTGTGTTAGTTGTAAAATAGCTTGTCCCTTCATCTCATCGTTGTAGGTATAGCCGCGAACATTACCCCGTGTAGCGTAACGCTCGCACAGTTTAATCATCATTCTTGCTAGGGTGTTAGTAATTTGGCCCGCATCTTTATCAAAGTGTCCTTTTTCTAGATCACCC